AAGTCTCTTTCACACCCATCCCTCTCTCATCTGCTCCCCAGAACCAACCATTGCCCTGGCAGTATTCACACAGATGGCCTACACTCACCAAAGTTTCGTTAGAGCTATGCCTTAAAGGCTGCAGCTCTACCATTCTTTTAACTCTACTCATTTTCAGTTTCCTCTAAATTATTAGTTAAATATCATTTACTTCGATATGTCACTTCTTTGTAATCATACCATTGGATGATCCTGTTTGCCCACATCAGGTTTGTTGTCTCCACCACTATGCAGCCATGGTGTTTCTTTGAGCGATGCACAAGCATGTCGCATTCGTAGTTGTGGTTCACCCAATCATCCATCAGAGTACTGGCAACAAAATCTTCCAGCAATATATAGATGGTGTCACCTTGTTTATAATCATTTCCCATAGCTATTTCTCACCCCAATATTTTCTCGCTCCATCATCCCAAATGGTAAACTCACCTGTCTTCCCTATAAAGCGACCTTTAGAAAAGGCTTTATATCCTTCCACCCATATCTTCAGGCTCGCATCATACATCACACTCTGAGCTGCACTTCCTCTTGGGTCGCCACTCTTATCTGCATGGCTAATAAAGATTATCAACTTATCCTTATTCGCCTCCTTAAAGCGGATATAGTCGCGGTAATTCATCTGAGTATATTGAAACGAGTCTATCACCACTATATTCACACTCTTACGCTTCGATAGCCTGTCGCTCAAGTCATGCATATTCTCACCGTTCAACAGGTAGAACGATTTGCTCACGTCATTCATACCATATCTCTTCAATGTATTCTGCATAGTTAGACTGTCACCTTCCTCCAGGCTGTCATAGGCCACACGGTCAAACTCACATAGTGCCTTGCAGAGCTGCATCACAAAACTACTCTTGCCATTGCCGCTTTTGCCCCAAACAAACCATACGCCTGTGCGCTCTGGCTCACCGAAGGCATCTTGCCATACACCAGTAAAATTAAATGTGCGCTTCTTTTGGTTCAACACCTCTTTAACTGTCAATGCTCTCATCCCTTCTTTATGGCTTTAATTCGTTTTATACGGTGAATACTCTTCTTTACTCGTCTCAAATCAAACTCGCAACTATCCGATTCTGCTATCACTTCTTCTATGTCCTTCCTTTCTGTCAAGCCGTTGGCAGTACATATCGCATATACATCCTGCACACTCGTATCGTCCAGCTCGAAGTATTTCCTACCTATTCGGCTGTAAAACTCTTTATAGCCACGCTTCCTGCATCTCAGACCTCTTTCTATACGAGTCTTTATATAGTCTGTCGACAGAAACACCACACCGCATTTATCTTCTATCTTATTATACAGACTGATGAAGTATTGGAACACACTCTCTATGAGCTTGTCTGCCTCGTCAAACACCAACAGAGGAGCATCCATCTTTATCAACTCGTTCTGTATCGTTATCCAAAGCTCTCTCACCGTAAAGCCATCTGTTCTAATACCCATCTTGTGGGCTATCTCTCTCACAAAGTCGCCTTTGTGCAAATCCTCTGAACATAGTATATAGAACACTTCGCGATTCTCCTCACCATAGATTCTTGCCGTAGTAGTCTTGCCACAACCTGCTTCGCCTACCACCCAGGTCACGTTCTTATAGCTCTGAGCATCTTGAAGAGCGATGCTTATCTCATGGAAGGCATGGGTCTCCACTACCTGCCAATCTTTCTCACAGCCATTCACCAACCCTACCTGGTCGCTAACCTTGCGCCACATGTCTTCGCTGATGTTCTCCCACTTACCGTTCAAAATGTTACTCACCGTGCCTGCACTCGTACCCTTCATGCTTGCCACAGCTTTGTTCTGACTCGCAAACTTAGCTACATAAACTCTTAGCCTGTTTGCTATCATCTGTTTGTCATTGTTTCCTAACTCCATAGTTCAGTTCCTTTCTATTTTTTTATTTAAAGTTATTTTTTATGTCTTACTCAAAGTCTTAGCATCATCAAACTCCAGAATAGTACATTCCTCACGCCAGTCTATGTTGCTTACCTTCTTCGTTACCTTGCCTATACTCAACTCCTCAGGCTGACCTCGATACTTTCTCACACGCCTATCTATCTGGCGCTGCATATCTTTGCTCAAACCCTTCAAGTCTGGAGTCTTCAATCCATGCTGCTCTGGAGCCACGCCCTCGTCAAATTCCAGGTTCCTTGCCTCTACAAGCCTATCTGCACGGCTGCGCTCATCGGCTTCACGCTGCTGTCTGATGAATAGTGCTTCTGCCTCTGTTTGCTCCTGACGAGCGCGGTGAATCACTAAGTAAGGCTCTGCCACACGCTCAAATCGCAACTCTCCAGCTTTGTCCTTCCTGTATAGCCTAATACTTGTAAAGTCATATGGATCATACTTCACCACAAACTTCTCATAAGTATGTCTCCTTCGCCATTCCAAGTCTGGAACACCAGGGCTGCTCATCACCTCATAACTGCGTTTCACACCTTTCACCGTGATATCTATTCCGCTCGAAGTAAATGTGCTCATTCTGTCGCATTCCACCCAGAACATCTCTACCATGTCGCTCACAGTCACCACAGGAGTTGCTGCATTCACACTCTGCTCATACATATCTATCCTGCGCTTGCCTGTAGCAGGGTGCAACTTCTCGTTCCACTCATTTCTGAACTCCACATACATGGCTTTCAGTTCATCCAAAGTCGGCAGCCTATCCTTGTTTGCCTCAATAAACTCAAGGTTCGGACGGCTCACTTCCTTCTTCGTCGTCACATTCTGACCTGTAAAATTCCATTCCTTATGAAGCACCTGGTTCTGCAACCTATAAAACAAATTCTCTATAGTCTTGCTCGAACCATTATAGGGAGTCGTCGGACGATGCATCACACACAGCTTACTGAAGAACTTCTGACTTGCCAACTTCTTATGGCCACCTTGGTTGTCATAAACAATCTCATATGGCTTATGACCACTCACCTGAATAGCCATTCGATAACTCATATACTGAGCCTCGTAGTCCTCACTATCGCTGATGCAAAAACCAAGCAAACACTCTGAGTAGGCATCTATAACCTCATACACACCTGTTGTCCTCACCTTGCCTTCATCATCCTTATAATATAGGTTAAGCTTTGTGCCGTCACCATACCATAAAGCATCACGCATCTGAGGCAACTCGGTCTTGTGTCTGCGGTCAAACAATGCGTGCGACTTATGTTCACCAAACACAGCATCATACCACATAGGTCTCACACTCGCACTATTCAACCATGCCTTCATTCCGCTCAAACTCTTCAAAGGCTTCCAACCATATCTGCCACACTCTGCATTAAAGCGCTCAAATATCTGGCTGTCTGTCAACACAGGCACACGGCTCCTCTTCAAGGCTATAAGTCTTCTGCCTGCTTCCTCGGTTATCTTCAGAGTGTTCTGATTGCCCACCTTTCCACTTATTAGCGAACCATAACCATCCTTCTTAAAGGCTGCCAACTTTGACTTCAAGCGAGCAAGGTTCTTTGGCAACGTATGCTCAAACAGCTCTCTCAACTTTTCGCTCTGCTTATAAACTATATCCCATAGGTCATTACGCCTACCACCACCCAAAGCATGTGTCGTTGCCTGAAGCTCGTTCATACGCTCTATAAGCATCTTTGCCACACTTGCATTCTTCGTATATTCATCTATAAGCTTAGCCGACAAGCGAGTTTGAACACCGTTCAAATCATATTCAAACAGCTCATAAAACCTACGAGCCTCCTCATCCAACTGCATATAATCCATCAGCTCCATACGCTCCAATTGCAATCGAGGATCACCATAGCGAGCCTCAAACTTCTCCCTATACTTCTTCGGAATAGAATCATACACATACAATGCGTAGTTACCCTCACCCTTGCCCTGGCGAGCACTCTGAATGTTGCCACGACGAATATTAGTTCTAAGAGTGTCTCTGAGAATGACAGGATCGTCACCACAAGTCAGCTCCTCGAAGGTAACACACAATAATTTATTGTAATACTCCATCCCTTATCAGTTTTTATTTATCCTTATGCCAAGATATCAAAGAATACATCATTCTTCAATACCATCATCAGTCAATCTTCTTAGTGACATACCGCTAATGCAGAAGTTCAACACCAACGCCATCACACACCATACATTCTCAGTATCTATACCAAGAAGCATAAAGCTAAACACAAACCATAGCAAGCATAATTTCATCCTCAACTCCTGACGACAAAACCAGTGCCACTCCTTACCAAACATCTTATTCAATGCCTCTTTCATAATTCCATCCTCCATATTATTCGTCACCTACTATTTCACCACCATACTCCTTGATAGC